TCTTTACCAACTACGAAAGTCTTGTAAAGTGGCTGATAACCCATTTTGTAAAAATCAGATGGAGATGTGATTGCAAAACGAAGTACATAATCATCAGTACAATCAGTACATCCACCTACAATCAGGTCATACACACCTTCTTGTGGAGCAGAAGCACAACGTGTATTGTAAGCTTCTACATCAGCTACGGTGATAACATTTGAAGTAAGAAAATCGCCATTGCCAGTTCCTACAGCGATGTAGAAAGAACGGCTTGTGGCGGTATTGTCTACGGACAGATTTGTCTTAGCGTCAAACACGCCAAGCTGTCCCTTTGCCAAAGTGTTGAGTGCTGCACCTGCACCGAGAACTGCCTGATCGCCAGTTGCTACAAGTACCTGTTCAACACTACCAATACGACTACTCATAATAATTTAATTTTAACTTGGTTAGTGAATTTTGAAAATTAGATTCTAAATCTCCTGTCACTAACGCAACTGTCATGTCCACCAATGTTTGATGGATAGAGTCCGCTAATTCACAGTCTTGCTTTCCCGATAGTAATGTACCATCAGGTAAAGCGTAGCCTCCATATGCTTCAGCCCAATGTATATACGCAGGTTTACGCAGGTAGGTCATGTATGCTTGTTCAATTGTAAAATCGGTGAAGAATAACCGGAGTTTATCATCAAAAAATAATCCGATTACTTCTCCCCAAGCATAGTCAGAGTCAAACAATGCAGAGCCTCTGTGTATATCATCATGCTGGCCGATGTAAGCCCGAACTGTCTTGTGAGGACAGTCGTTTTTTCTTATCTTTACTCTTGTTCCCCAATGATAAAAATAATCTTCAGGGAGAAAGGCGATGACGGAATCTGTATCGTAGTTATCTAATTCCAACTGAACATCCGGCATCACAATCTTTCGCAGAGCATCAATGGCTGCCTGATCTTTTTCAGAAGCCATTCCTTTATTACCAGCAGCCAAAGTACGCACTAAAATTTCTTGCGCTCTGTTTAATTGGACATCCAATTCAGGTATTTCCAAATTTGGATATGTCTCAGAGTCAACTCTGTCCAACCTCAGTTGAACCTCATAGTGCATTTGTTCTACTGTCATTATTCATTTACCTTTTTGACAAGATGCAGCCAAAACTTCTGATTCTGAGGATCAAGCAAGTATTTAACTGCCTCTTCTTTATCATATCCAATAACAAGGTCATCATAAACCACCTGTGTACCCTGACGTACAAAAATGCGATTCATAATAGCCATTTCAATCACAGAGCGTACTTGTACTTCCTTTTTGTCCATATTGGCGTACAAAAGAAAATCTTCTGTTTCGTTGCGGACAATTTGCTCTACCTTCATGTCAATGTATTCTTGAGATTGACCCGAAGCGTTTTCTTTTCCAAGCAAAGCAAGAATGTGTACTTTCTGTGCATTTGTCATCTTAATAAACTCAGCATAAGCCTTTGCTCTTTGCTGTGCTGCGCTTGCAGCTGCTGCCACATCATCGCCATCTGAAATCAACTCATAAGACGCCTCAGGGCAGATACCTGGGTTGCTTTGTTTCTGTTTGTTGCAAACAGTTTGAGAAGAACGTGCCAAACCAAGCTGAATCAAATCCATCGGATTCTTATCATTCATTACTTTGGCATACGGCTCCAATGTCAGCAAACCCAATCCCTTCTTCCCCCAAAAATCATGTTCACGAATATCAGGACATTCACGACTTGCATTATAGCCTGTTTGTTCCTGAATCCATTTTAGTTCATCGTCTGTCAAATCAATCTGTACTTTACCTCCGACAACTTGCGGGTCTTCGTAACGTGTACGTTGAATTTGATCAGGTGTTGAAGACAGCCACGGTTTATTATCGCCATCTTCTTCAATAGGTCGTATTACGAACTTCATAGTTTGGTTGTTTAAAGTTTGGGGAGAGCGTTATGCCCTCCCCTTATATATAATTACGCTGTCTTAGGAATCAGCATTCCACAGCGAGTGATGTCCTCAATGTGAATACCTACCTGCTCATGTGCGTGCATTTCGTAGTAGTCACCTGCATGAGCAACAGATGCCTGATTGGTATATCCAAACGGTGAAGCCATACCCTCAATGTAGCGGATAATCATAGAATCACGCTTACGGACAAGCTTGATGTTTGACTCCATACCTTCGCCTGAGAAATCAAGGAATACATAACGCTCAGATTCGTAAGGGAATCCGGTCTTAGGATTGATTTCTGTGTTTACGGTCGTGTCATCGAAAGCTGGAACGTGGAATACTTCCATCTCAATTCCATTTGCAAACCTTGCACGAGTAAACTGATAGCCAGCAGTCAACGAGTTAGCATGGTAGCTAGAGCTTGTCTTCTGAAGGTTGATGTCATCAGTTACCTGAAGGAAGCCATTGGACTTCTCACGATCGTTGATCGCACGGTGGAAGTTACGCATTCCAATTTCACCAGTACCTACACGCAGCTTACGAGCTGGTGCGCCTGGGGCAATACGTCCGTAGAAGATGTCACTTGCAAAGTCTTCAAAAAGTTGTGCGCTTACTGTACTGTAAGTGTAAGTGTGCGACTTCTCAAGAAGCTCAAGGATACCGGGACCCTGACGAGTCGGGCGGCCTGTTGAACCGGGAACTGAAGTAGTCGACTGGCTGTACCAACGAAGACGCTCAATTTCACGATACCACTGGTAGTAAAATTCTGCTTCTGCATACTTAATCCAACCATTGTACTTGTTACCATCTTCGCCAATCATAGTTACATCCAATACCTCACGAGCAGCATCTCCGGTCACTTTGTAGTGCTTCCGGATACGGCTCAAGCGTGAAGCAAGGTGCATTGGCATACTGTAGTCAGTTGAACCAGACTGCTCTGATCCTTCTTCGTATACTGAAAACAGCTTTACCCACTTTGTGTTAGGCTCAAGATACTTGGCAGGGATGAACATTGCTTTGTCGTCCCAGTTTCCAACTACTGTGTAAAGCCATCCAGCTCCATGACGAGTTGGGTCTGCTTGTACACGAACTTGATAACTCTTGTTAAGCGTACCGGGATAGATTACATCACCAGCTACGAAACGATTCTCAGCAAATTTCAGGGTGAACTGAGTTTTGTTCAGACCTGCTGCTGCGCCACTCGTAAGGGTGTTTTCCATAATCAAGGCAGGGCGTTCAGATGCACCACGGAGCATCCATTCCCATTCTGATTTGTCGATGACAAGTTCTGATTTGCCACCTAAGATTACTGAGAGGGGGTTTTCACTATAGCGATAAGCAGAGAAGATTTTTTGCATATTATCATACATCATCTCCGGCTTTGCGACTAAAGCACGACCCAAGTGGTTCAACTCAGTATGATTCGAATGCCATTGCATTTTCCGAATCACCATGTCTTTAATTCCTACTGAAGCCATTGGTTAATTGATTTTAGTTAAATAATTTATCGATTTCTATCCATTTGTTCCCAAAGTGGGACTTGTGTTTTTGATGCGCCAGATTTTTTACTTCGTGGCGGTGTCTTTCTTTGTAAATCTTTTTCAGTTTTTGAGATGACCTCTGTCGCTCCTTTCTTCTTTACAATGTCAAGCTTAAAGTCATTTCGCAAAACATAGTCTAAAGCAATTAATTTATCAGGATCAGAAAACGCATCTCGGAGCATTTGCGTAAGTTTTGTTTCATACTTTTTAGTCTCCTTGTTGTATTCCGTTTTCTTTAAAATGTCCCGTTCAATCAATTTTTTATCTCGTGCCGACAATCCGATATCGTTATATCCAGTTGTCTTTTTCAGATGATTCGCAACCATTTGCTCACGTTCACGAGCCGCTTGTATTTGTTGCTGTTGTTGCTGCTTCTTTTGTTCAATCTCCTGTTGGATAAGTTGGCTTTCGGCAGCTTCTAACTTGGAATAAAGTTCCGTGGCTTCTTCTTCCAACGATCCTTCGTCTTCCAGGAAATCAAGTTCTCTTTTAACTCGGGCTGCACTCTTGCCTTCAATCTGCGTATAATAGTATTCCAAAAATTTACGTTGGTCCTGTTCTGTTTCCATCGTAAATTGTTTGGATGCACTTTGCTGACGCAGCGATTGAAAGTCTTTCCAACTACCTCCTTTCAACAAATAATCGACAAGTTTATACGAATCCTGATCAAGCGAATTAGCCATTTCGTTAAATTGCTCTAATACCGCTTGCTGTATCTTGCCTTCAATCTTTTCTTGCAGCACTACATCATCAACTTCTTCATCATCGTTTAAATCAATGATTCCAAGTTCATGAAGCATCTTTGCCGCAGCACTATGTCCTACTTCTTCTTCCTCGTCTTCCTCGTCTTCTGAAACTTCTTCCGAATTTTCCTCAACTTCAGCAGTAGGAGTATCTTCAGTATCAATCTCATTGTCTTCAGGTTCCTCTTGTGGTTCCTCTTGCGGTTCTTCCTGTGTCTCCTCTTGCGGAGTTTGTGGGGTTTCTTCTTCCGTTATAAGAAATCCTGCTAACGGATCATCGTCATCCCATGTGATAGTGTTTGGTTGTTCTTTGCTCATAACAATTTTTTATATAAAAAAAGTTTCAATTTGTAAATAAATTCTATTTATTCGCTTGTTTTTCTGCCTTTTTCTGCTCTATTTTTTTTTCTTCGATGTCTAATTTACGTTTGTCAACCTCTTTTTGGTGTTCAAACTTTCGTTCCTCTAATAACTGCTTTCCAATCTCATAGGTGTCGGGAATATTGTTCTGATTTAAATCTCCCTCCTCCGCAAAACCGGACGAGAATACAATCTGCTTTTTCAAATCCCACTCACCCTTGCGCTCAATTTCCATTAGTTTAGTTTCTCGCTCAAACTGCAACCTTTGCATCTCCATCTGATGTTTTTGCTGCTCCATTTCTTGAGCCGCCTGAATTTGTTGCTGCTGCATTTGCTGTTCTTGCTCCTGCTTTTCTCGTTCAGACTTTCTCAATAATTCCTCTGCTTCAATGAGCGAATCCTGTCGCATAATGTTGATAATATCCGACATTCCTATTGAACCGGACTGCATTCCAAACTTTGCAATTTCATTTACAGTTTGGCGAATCTCCGTAATCTTTCTTGAGTTGCTCACATAGATACCATACGAAGAATTAGCCAATAGTACAGGATCGACTTTTAAATAAGCGTAGGTGTGGTCATCTAAGATATAAGACAACACTACGGGGTCTTCTTGCGTATACACTACTTTAGCAGACTCAATCAAAGCCTGTAAAACATTC